AATGTAGTACGGATTGTGACGAGCATGAATACCACTGGCACTGTCAACAAGCTGTGACACTGTACCACTAGGCTTAACACAGGTGATGGCTGCTGACTGCGAAATGCCAAGCTGTTCAGCCATAGCTGCATTAGTCTCAATGGCCTGTTCTTTGAGTGCATTTAGTGTAGCACCAATGTTCGTGCCAAGGTGTGCTGACTTACCTGACATCATAGCGTTGTCCATAATACCTGTAAGCGATACACCAAGAAGCCGTTCTTCCTCCGTGTTGTTCCTCCAAATCTTACGCAGATACTTGAAGTCAGTCAGTGTAGACTGGAACGTGCCAAGAATTGTGGCAAGGCGAACCTTCTCTGTCAATGACTGTTGCGTGTCTGATGCACGGACGACAACCTCCGACAGATTACAAAACTGATACGGACGCAGGATGATTTCACTGCAAGGGTTGCAGCCAAAGTCCTGTTCTGCATCACGCCGACCATTCAGGGATGCTTGCTTCTTTGCAGCCTGACGGTTGAAGATACCACGCTCACCTGACTTGCTTTCGTACAGGGCAAGCCACTCACGCATATAAGTACCCATCTGTGGCTTCTCTTTGTAGGCAACGCTGTTGTTAGCCAGCGCACGTTGCCCTTCGTTCTCCCACCACTGACCTGCTTTGGCATGACGCATCTGGTCATCATTGAGGTTAGACAGGCTGATGAGTGCGCTGCGTCTGACGCCCCCGACGACGACAACTTCACCAATCTTGCACATGAGGTCATGACATTCAATAGGGTACAGGCGACGACCTGCCGCCTTCTTGAACATGTCCACAGTAAACTGGAACAACTCTTCCAGTGGGGCTGGGCCACTTGCCCGACCACCAAAGGTCTTGAGACGTGCGCCAGCAGGACGAACCTCTGACGTATCCCATTGAGGCACTTGCCCTGCGTAAAGGAGCGAGATGAGTTCACGCAGAGATTTGGCCCAGCCCGGACGGGAATCGCCAACTTTGATAACAGTATCGGTACTGTGCATATCTTCGTTGACGATTGGCAGCTTATCTGTGTGATGTCTTTCCACAGAGAAGCCTACACCAGTGCCACACATGAGGATATACATAGTCTCGTCAAAGGCACGAGGGTTATCCACTGGTACGTAGGAGCAATTATAACCGCCTACATGGCACCGATGGAGTGCGGGGCCAGCAGTCATTAATGCTCTCATGCTTGGCATGATGTCTTGGTTTAACACAGCCTCTTCAAGTTCATTGCGCAGTTCATCCGACAGGACGTACTCGTGCTTGGACTTTAGATGCTCTGTCATATAATCAAAGTATCGTGCGACTGTCTCTCCCCATGTCTCACGACGCTGCTCATCTTCCTTCCACCGTGCGTACCGTGAAAGGGCAATGAAGTTCTGATAGTCTGTTGGTAGATAATTGTTCATGTGTCACTCCATTTTTGTTTTGATACTTATAATTTCTGCTCCATCGATATCGTAGAACGTGTCATACACATACTCTTCTAATTCTTCTGTCACATCACCGTCAGCAGGAACAGGATAATCTTCCGGGTCAATATCGACAGTCAGATAAATTTTAACTCTCATCGTAGCAGCCTTCTACTTCCTCTATTAGCTTGCTAAGATACCACTGTGCTTTCTTTAAGTCTTCTGTGCCATTTTTGTAGCGATAACGCCACAGATATTTCATGATATTGCCCTGCAAGTAATACTCATAGCCATCACCTGTTGATGCGCGAATAGCTTCAATGCACTCAATGCCAGACTTGTTATAGTGTACTGGATTGTTGACCATATCTTTTTTCATAGCTTGCTTCATGTACTCTTCGTGTCTCATCATGCACTCCCTTTAGTTTTACTCCTGAAGTCTAGGTGTACTATATTGCCATCCTCACCCGTAATTACAAGAGTGTTGTCTTCTTTTTCTTCTTCTTTTTCGTCATCCATTTCCATGACATAATTATGAATTGCATCTCTTATAGTCTCACTGTTTTCCATGATGGGTACGGCAGCGCACATCATTTTAGTAAAGTGCATCAGTTGTGAATAGTCTTCATCATCAAGCGGGTTATCAGGAAAAGAAATAATACTAATATCAATCTCTCCTGTCCACTCATAGTCTTTACTATCCATACTAGGACGGATACGAACTACAATATCCTCATTGTTGAACTTTTTATCTATCATGTTATCTCCTTTTCACTTTGGTTCCACTAAACTTGATAAACTTAGGATGCCTGTTCCTGCCCTTTTCTTTGAGCCAGTCTTCAGGAATGATGCGGTCATAGTATCTAAACCCATACTTGATACACCACTCAGCATAGCTGGACTTAGCACCCTTGCGTAGCTTGCGTCTGCTATTCTCAAACACGAAGCGAATGTCTAACTTAGGATGTTGCTTCTTAATTGCAAGATGCTTGCGCCTATCCGCTGCTGTAAACATACCCTTAGTCTCAATGATGATGCCGTTGTCCAGCACGAAGTCTGGAGTATAGGTGCGATAGGCAAGGTCTTCCCATTCAATCTTTATAGTTTCATAATCATATGAAACTTTTAATTCATCCAGATAGACAGACAGCTTATGCTCTAGTCCACTTCTGTATCCATACTTCCGTGCTGCACGGAATGCTTTATGGTTATGCATTACATGGCTCTTCCCTTGAAGAAGTCCGTGTTCTTATACTCATCTGCCAATGTCACATATGCCACCGTCTTAGGCTGCTTTGCCTGTGAAGCCACAGCAGGTCGTTCCTGTAGTTCTGGCCAGCAAGAGAAGCGATAGCGGCAGAAGCCACACTCAGTGCCAAGTATAGTGTTGCCTGTAGGCTTACCACGGAATGTCTCAGGAACAGCATCAAAGCAACGCTCAAACCTGTTCTCTTCTATAGTATCTGCTGTATCTTTAATCTTACTAACTTCTGCATCAACATCAAGACCTGTAGCCGGTACATACTTAAACTGACCATTAGCCTTGTTTACAACCCACCATCCACCGGCACGTTTACCTGACGCTTTGGCATAGCCAGCAAGCTGCGCTATATACCCGAAAGCATCACCCTGTCTAAGAGTGTCGAAGGACTCAAACTTGTTAGTATACGACCAATTAGATGCTGACTTGATATCATCAACAGCACCATCAATAACAATATCATAGGTGCCAGTGATGGATGTATCGTCGTCAAGCTGTAGAGTAACCTTTTCGTCTTCTTCATATTGTACTCCTGCCTCCTTGAGTAGTCCCTTAAAGACAGCCTCAACGATGTCTCCAAGCATCATGTTCATTACGAATGTTGTTGGAAAGGGTAACGCCTTCTCTGGTTCATTCTTTTCAAACCAAAGCTGACAAGTTGGCCTACCTACGTTTGACATACGCAGACCAAACTCGTCACGCTTGTTACCCCCACCAAACTGGCGTTGAAGTGCATTCATTACATCTTGACCTACCTGTTTAATGGTATCCTCTGACATAGTGGACTTACCATTAGTAGCATTCTCCATGTACTGATGCACAGCCAGTTCAGCAGGGTGATTCATTACGCTACCTCTTCAACTTCGATATCAACTAAGTCATCGACTACGTCAATATCGTCTTCTTCCATCTTCTCGTTAGCCTTTTCAGTCCAAGCATTGAGAATGTAGGTATTGTAGTTCTCAATCCAAGAAAGAAAGTCACTGAAGGTGTTATGCTCCGTCTCTTCAATGCTCAGTGTATTGTTAAGGTTAAGTGCAACTGTAGGAAGATAAAAACTGTTACCGTTTGGCAATTCACGTTGCATAGTATTGAGAACAATATCATGCTGTACAGGCAGACGTTGCATCTTCGCTAACTTAGTAAAGACACCGCCTATCTCCTTGAATGCATCACGATTGTCAATCTCCCAGATAAATGGATGAACATCCACTTCTACGGAGTCACCTTTTGGTATAACAGCGTTGATAAGTTCAATCGTCCCAAATACCGCGCGTACCCGCTTAATCTGACGAATTAAGTCCTGCATGGTTTGCGGAAGGGCTTTGAAGTCCTCAATGTACCCAGCCGGTTTACCACAGTTAAACCCTCCGTCATTATCTTTCAGGTCCATGTTCAGGTTATCAGCCATTACAGTCTTAACGTAACGGTTAGGTATATCCCCCATACCTTTGATGAAACGCTTATACATAAAGCGTTGCATATAGGGACGAATTATTGCAGACTCCCCGTAGTAAGTGGGTCCATCTGGAACTTCCAGACGGAATGTGCCAGCCTTTACCAGCACTTTGTCTGAGCCAATAATGGGAGAATGGTTGATGCGCAGACGCGGAAGGCTGCTGCTCTTCTTGTCAGAAACATCTGCCGACATGCCCATAGCCTTCGCCATCATGGCATAGTTGTTAGTATCAATGGTGGTCAATTCCATATTTTATACTCCTTCCTTTGAGTTTTAAAACCATAGTTATATCATGACACATCGTGTGTGTCAAGCCAGTTGGGGCCGATTTTTGCTTCAAGAAGAAGCGGTACATTGAATACTAACCCCCAACGTATAGTAATCAAGTTAGGCAACTCTTCATTAGTCTGGTGTATTATGTTGATAACTCTCCTTTCTTCATCTGGATGAACGTCAATGACGATTGAATCATGCACAGTATTTACCACACATGAATGCATGCCGTCAAGTAGTTTATCAATGTGTAGTAGGGCCAGCGGCACTATGTCTGCCGTAGCAAACGACTGCACAGGATAGTTCTTTATCTGTGTAAAGTGTGACACTCTACCGCTGGACTTACGTACAACATTAGGAAAAGAAAACTCTCTTCCAGAAGGTGTAATAATCCTGCCTGTGTTTATAGCTTCTTTAGCCAGTCGGGAGTGCCAATCGGCCACGCCTTGATATTTCTGCGTGAAGTGCGTGTAGTATTCTGCTTCCGCTGGCGTTCTTCCAAAGCCAGTCGCTCCATATAACGGCGCGAATGTATGCGCTTTCGCATCCTGTCGGCTCGTAGGCTGACCAGCATCGGTAATAACTTTAGAGGTGTATGAGTGTACATCAAATCCAGTAGACACTTCTTCAATTGCAACTCCATCTTGTGATAAGTATGCGGCAGTACGGAACTCTAACTGTGCAAAGTCAGCTTCCATAATCTTACCGTTATTAAACCGTGATACAAACACCTTCTTTACCGGGAATGTACCACCTCTTGGCATGTTCTGCATGTTGGGGTCTGCCCCAGAAAAACGACCAGTGGCCGTGCGATGCTGCAATAAACGGACATGCAGCTTGCCATCACTCTTTGTGTGAGTGCGAATGCCTTCAACAAATGATGACAGGTATGTTTCCACGGCAGACAGGCGTCGAACTTTTGACAAGAACTCCACAGCATCTGTCATATTTTTGACACGTGCTGCTTTCTCCAATGTCTCAAGGTTGCCTTTGCTCGTGCTAAAGCCATTAGCACTAAGCCACTTGGCTGACGGCGGCTTAAAACGTAACCCTGCCCGTGTAGATGTAGGCTTAAAGACATAGCCCTGTGCGTTGCAGTCTTTGCACTTGTGTGGACGACTGAATGGGCTACCATCTTTGCGTGTCTTGTAGGCTTGGCCTGTGCCTTTGCATGTGCTGCACTGCTCTGCTTTTGTTTTGTACAAAAGTTCTGTGCCATACTGCACTATATTATTAAAGTCGGGGCCGTCCATATATGGGTCAATGTTCTGACCCCATTCTGCCTTGTCAATAACCTTGCGACCATATACCACCCAGCCAAGCTGCTCTGGGCTGTTAAGATTGATAGGTGTATCCCCCATCAGTTTCTTAACATGGCTTTGCAAACTATTAATCAGGTCACTACGCTCCTGCTCAAACTCTGATTGCACAGTTTGTAGTGCAGACATGTCTACCTTGAAACCGCGCTGATAGATACGAGCAAGACACACAGCCACCTGATTGGTCAGGTCAACAGTACCACGTAAGCCACTGTCTTCCTTGCTATTTAGCTTGAGCATCTGCCTATCGGAAAGCTGCTGCGTAGCC